TACAACTATCAACTTAAATTAAATAAAATCAAATCATGACAGAAGCAATCGTAAAGAATCTTAACTTTGGCGAAGATGCAAAGAATAAGATATTCGAAGGTATTACTAAATTAACTAGAGCCGTAAGTTCAACACTTGGTGCTAGTGGTAAATGTGTAATATTAGAAGATGGAGCTGGTAGACCAGTAATTACAAAAGATGGTGTAACAGTAGCAGATAGTATTATACTATTAGATCCAGTAGAAAATATGGGTGCAACGTTACTTAAGGAAGCTGCAAGAAAAACAGTTAAAGAAGCTGGAGACGGCACAACAACCGCTACAGTATTGACGCATTCTATTTTGAATCATGCTTATAAAGTTCCAAAAGGTACTAGTAGCAGAGAATTAAAAGAAGGTATTGAGAATGCTACAGAAAAAGTAATTAAATATTTAGAGAGTGTTGCAATACCAGTATCAGGAGATATGATTGATAACGTAGCTACTATATCTGTTAATAATGATCCTGAATTAGGTAAGGTTATTGCAGATGCTTTTAGAGCCGCTGGTGACAATGGTATTGTAATGATGGAAATGTCAGATCTTAATACTACAGAAATAGAAGTTATTGATGGTATTCAATATGATAAAGGATTAGTTAATTCACATTTTGTAACTAATGCTTCAAAAAAAGCAGCAGAGTTAGATAATGCTTTGGTTCTTATCATTGAATCACCAGTTGAAAATATTAGACAAATACAAGGTGTTTTAGAACACTGTATGAAAATAAAAAAACCATTACTTATTATTGCGGATATGGAACCACAAGTTCTTTCAGTAATTGCAATGAACAAAGTTAAAGGTAATTTAAAAGCAAACGTTATTAACGCGCCAACGTACGGTGTTAATAAAAAAGATACATTAGATGATTTAGCATTATTAACTGGAGCTACAATTATTAACGAAGATCTTGGAGATGATATGGATCTTATAACTCCAGAACATTTAGGATCATGTATTAAAGCTGTAACAACCGATGCGGAAACAATTATTCAAGTTGGAGAATATTCACAAGAAGTATTGGATCTTATTGATACAGTAAAAAAACAATTAGAAACTGCTAAGAATCCAGCTGAGGTAATTAGATTGGAAAGAAGATTAGCAAGATTATCAGGCAAAGTAGCTGTTGTAAAAGTAGGTGCTGGATCTGATATAGAATTAAAAGAAAAAGCAGATAGAGTTGAAGATGCAATCTGTGCAACAAAAGCAGCTATTAAAGAAGGCATTGTACCTGGTGGTGGAATTGCTTTATTAAATGCCGCAATGTATATTGGTGGATTAACAGAAGGGGAATGGGTGTTACTAGACGCAATCAAAGCTCCTTATCATACAATATTATTAAATGCAGGAATTGAAATACCATTACCACAAGAAGAAGGTTTAGGTTTAAATGTTATAACTGGTGAAACAGTTAATATGATTAAAGCTGGTATTATTGATCCATTACTTGTAACAAAGTCTGCATTAAAGAATGCTTCTTCAGTTGCTACAACTATTTTATCAACAGATTGTGTAATCAATAATCTTAGAATTAATGAAGGCAATAGGTAATAATATAGTTATTTTGCCTAAGAAGGTAAAAGCTACAAAAGAAACAAAAAACGGTCTTATATTAAAAGAAAAAGATAGTGAAGATATTAGATATAAAGAAGCAATAATTGTATCGATCAGTGATGAAATAAAAGTCATTAAAGAAGGTGACGAAATATATTATGATAAACACGCTGGTCATACTATTGAATTTGAAGGTAATAAATATACGGTTATAAAACTACAAGATATAGTTGTTGTATTATGAAACGGTTAGAAGCTAGTGACCTACGTGAATCTGGTTTATTAAAACATTACAGAATAATTAGGAGATGGGCTTGTAGAAATAACGGTCTTGCTGATGCGGATTTAGAATTGTTAATATACTTTGATTGTTTAGATTTCTTTACTAGACATGATTATGAGGTAGGTACTTATACATATAGTTGGGATAAGATGCGCTGGGACAGGTTGTTAAAAGAAGGGTGGATAGTGGTTTGGAGAAAACGTAACCATACAACTCAAAAATACAATATATATAAAGTCTCTTTCAAGTGCAAACAACTAATAAGTAGAATGTACCGTATTATGATTGGAGACGAAGATATACCGACAAGCGAAAGAAGAAATACTATAATGAGAGGTAAAACATATACAGACACGGTTTTACAATCAGCAATAAAGAACGTTAATAAAGATAAAACACGATGAAAAATTATTTACAAGATGTACAACCTAAAATGACAGTTGACAATTATACAAACGCATCACAAGCTTTAAATCCAAAGATGGATGCAAATACAGATTTAACATCACAACCTAAAATGGCTAATCCTGCTTTAGCATCTACGCCAAGGCCAATGAATCCTAATATTAAGAATAGCGGTGCACCTGTACCATTTAGCCCGCAAAGTGCATCAACAATTAATGGTGTATTCGGAACAGGTATGGAAAATTCATTTGATAGAACAATGTCAAGTATGGATCCAGCTCAAGAACCTCAAATGTAATTACTAAACAACAAAGATATGATGAATAATAAAACAATCGACCCGCACTTAGTTAAAATGGAAAAACCTGGTGTATCTGGATTAAACCATTTATGGGACGGACCATTAGATATGTCTGCTTATCCAAAAGGACAAGGATATAGTGGGGGTAAAAATGGTATGAAATTAAAATTAGATTGTGGATGTGGAGGTGCACCACTTGAGCCTATTACGCAACGTGCTAAAAGAAGATAAAAAATGACATTTACGGATTTGAAGATTTATACTCTAAACTCAGTGTCATTAATGTTAAGTATGACAGCAATAGAACCATTCTTAAAAATAACTTTGTTATTGGTATCAATAGGATATACATTACATAAGTGGATGCATATAGGTGGTAAAAAAGAAGAGAACAATTAATATATAAACTTATGGCGTTCAAACTAAGAAGTCCATACGAAATTGATAATACTCCTATCTATCAACAAGATATGGGTGAGGATGTTTTAGGAATGGCTACAAATAAAGGTAGTATACTTATAAATAAAAATGTTTCGCCTGCTGTATTAAAAAAGAATAAAACAATTTCTCATGAGAAGGTTCATTTAGATCAAATGAATAGAGGTGATTTGGATTATAACGATTCGCATGTATTCTGGAAAGGTAAAAAATACCCCAGAGCTACAATGAAAGAAGGTAGTAAGAAATTACCTTGGGAAGCAGAAGCCTATGCAAAACAATAAAAAGTAAATATTATGCGTGATATATATATTAATACTAATCTAATTAAATTTATATCATTATGAAAAAACTTATTTTAATTTTAGCGTTTGGATTATTTAATTTAAACACTTTTGCGCAAGAAGAGATTAACACATTACAACTTATTGGTTGGTGGATGCCGGATAAACCATCTTCTCATTTGTTCTTTTGGGAAACACCAGCAGGTGAATTAAAAGTACAACAGATAAGCAATGTAACAGGAGAAAGTTTTATAAACAGAGATTTTAGAATTAATTTAGAATCTATATTTATTAAATCGAGTATCAAAGAAGAAGATAAAGCATTAAACTATTATGTGATGTTGGAAAACGGCACTATGGAATGTACTTCTACAAACTGTTACACTAATAAAGTTACAAAAATAATATACACAAAAACAAGATAACAATTAACCTAAAACAAAACAAACAAAATGGCATACAAACAAACACCAGGAAGAGGTAACGGTACAAAAACTGGAGCAGGAATTTCTCCTACATTAATGAGTGGTTCACCAATGCGTCAAGAAGACCCTAAGGTAAAAAAAGCTTTAGGATTAGTAAAAGCGGGAGAAGAAGCTGCTAAGAAGCGCGCAAGCATTAAAAAACTATCAGAAAGAGATCGTGGTATTGAAATAGGTGCTGCTACAGATAGTATAGAAGCTAGCAATAAGGCGGGTGATTTATTTACTAAAAGACAAAAGGCAGCCATTGGTAATAAAGCGGCTAACAAAACTCGTAAAGAAAGCGGAGCCACTACTACTGTTACAAAAACTCAAGTAGAAGGTAAAAAAGGTTTTGAGGATAAATATATTAGAACTCCTGCTAAGCAAATGGCAAAAAAATCCCCAATGAAACAAATGAATAAAATGCCAATGAAGCAAATGAAGAAAAAAAGTTGCTAATTAAAATAACTAAGCTTATGTAGTAAGCTGATAGCAGGTGGGAGGTAAGGTATCTCACGGGTCTCATAAGCCCGCTTAAACTGGTTCGACTCCAGTACGTTGCTACTAATTATTAACAATTAAATCAAGTAAAATGAAAAAAGTGGAAACAAAAACTATTAAGAAAGATCAATTAGAAAAAATCGTTGCTCAACAAAAAGACTTAAACGTATTGTTAACGAACATTGGTGTTCTAGAAACACAAAAGCATTCGTTATTACATCAAGTTGCTGAAGTCAACAAAGAAGTTGAGGATTTTAAATCAGAATTGGAATCTGAATATGGTGCTATTAATATTAACCTAGAAGACGGTAGTTATACTGAAATCGAAAAGGAAGAAAGTAATGGCTAATGTCATTAGAAAAACAGGAGTATGCAAATTATGCTTTATAGAATCTCATCTTGTAGATAATAGTAGATATTGTCGAGAATGTAGAAACTTAAGATATAGAGCGTCTAGATATAACATTACAGAAGAAGAAATATTAGATTTACTAATAGAAGATACTTGTGCAATATGTAAAGAAAAATGCTCTGGTAAAAATAAGGTTATTGATCATTGTCATTCTTCAGGTAAAATAAGAGGAATATTATGTAGGAAATGTAATTTAGGCTTAGCTCATTTTAATGATAATATAGAAATATTTGTAAATGCAATTAAATATTTAAAAAAATGAATTCTATAAGAAAAATAAGTATAGGCCCAGATTATAAAGAAAGCGCTATGCACTATTCAGTAAATCAAGAAGTATACGGGGGACATAAAATCTCCCATATACTATTTGAGGAAGTTGATAATTCATACAATATTTATATAAAGAAAAGTGATGAAGTTATGCCGTGGAAGAAATTTAACAGTCACATGGCTATTTCAGTGGAATATGATTTAGAATACTAATGAGAAGTGCATTTAGCTTTATTGTTAAACCCGTAGGTAATAGGTATGACAATACAGTTAAAGTTGGTGATAAAGATTTAGTTGTTAACACATCGATTGAGTCTTTTAAAGCTGTTAATAATATGGCTGAAGTTTTAGCTGTACCCTTATTTGGAACAACTGATATTAAAGTTGGTGACAAAGTAATAATACATCATAATGTTTTTAGAAGATTTTATGATATAAAGGGTAAACCAAGAAACAGTAGATCATACTTTAACGAAGACAAGTATTTTGTAGATTTTGATCAGATATATTTATATGGTGATGTTGGTAATTGGAAAGCTTTTGGTGACCGTTGCTTTATACAACCAATAAAAAATAATAACAGTTTTAGCTTAGAAAAAGAGCAAAGACTTATTGGAATACTAAAATATGGTAATAGCTCCTTAAATGAAGCAAAAATAGTGCCAGGTGACTTAGTAGGATATAAACCATACGGAGAATTTGAATTTATTATAGAAGGTAAACGATTATACTGTATGAAATCAAATGATATTGTAATTAAATATGAATATAGAGGAGACGAAGCAGAGTATAATCCAAGCTGGACACAAAGCGGTATTGGAGCTAATTAAGGTTGCTGAAGAAGCTATCTTAGATAACGGGGAAGACGACTTAGCCGCGGATAAATTAAAAAATGCCGCAGCAACAAAAAAGTTAGCCATCTTCGATGCGTTCGAGATACTTAATCGTATTGAAGAAGAAAGACAAAAATTAGATGCTCAAGATGCGAGCGAAAAAGCAAGCAAAGTTTTTAAGGGGTTTGCAGAAGGGAGATCTAAATAATGTACGAACAAAATTTAATAACCACATTAACTGATTATATCAAACCAACTATTATAAGTAAGCTTAATAGAAGTAAGAAGTGGGAATACGGATATAATAAAGATCATGACGTAATTGTTATAAGCAAGACAGGTAAGATTGGTGAAATTGTAGAGATACAAAATTTAAAGATTGCATTACCTTATATTGAAAACGCTTACAAAAGATCTAATAAAAAAGAAGAACAATATTGGGAACAAGCTAAATATCCAAAAGAGCTTGAGCGTATCAAAAGCGTATTTGACTGGAATAAATATCCAGATAAATTCAAAGAAAATTGGTATGACTTTATTGATGCAGAATTCAAATACAGAGAAGAAGGTTTTTCTTTTTACAACAATGGTGTACCTACTTATATAACCGGTACACATTATATGTATTTACAATGGAGCAAGATTGACGTCGGTGCTCCGGATTTTCGTGAATCCAATAGAGTATTCTTTATATTTTGGGAAGCTTGTAAAGCAGATAATAGATGTTATGGTATGTGCTATTTAAAGAATAGACGTTCAGGATTTTCATTTATGTCTTCTGCTGAGTTAGTTAACCAAGCTACATTAAGTTCTGATACAAGGTATGGAATACTATCTAAGTCAGGAGCCGATGCAAAGAAAATGTTTACAGACAAGGTTGTACCTATATCAATAAACTATCCTTTTTTCTTTAAACCAATTCAAGATGGTATGGACCGTCCGAAAACTGAATTAGCTTATAGAATACCTGCATCAAAATTAACAAGAAGAAAATTAGATGCCCAAGAGCAATTAGAAGAGCTTGAAGGATTAGATACCACGATTGACTGGAAGAATACTGGAGACAATAGCTATGATGGTGAAAAGTTAAGATTATTAGTTCATGATGAAAGCGGTAAATGGGAAAGACCCGATAACATTTTAAATAACTGGCGTATTACAAAAACCTGTGTAAGGTTAGGTAGTAAGATCGTTGGTAAGTGTATGATGGGTTCTACTTCAAATGCTTTAGATAAAGGTGGAGACAACTTTAAAAAATTATATTATAATTCAGATGTAACTAAACGTAACCGTAATGGTCAAACAAGCTCTGGATTATATTCTTTATTTATACCAATGGAATGGAACTTTGAAGGATTCATGGATAAATTTGGTATGCCCGTTTTCTTAACACCTGAGCAACCTATTAAGGGTGCAGATGATATGTGGATTGATTACGGAGTTATTGAGCATTGGCAAAATGAAGTTGATGGTTTGAAATCAGATCAAGATGCATTAAACGAATACTACAGACAGTTTCCAAGAACAGAACAACACGCATTCAGAGATGAAGCAAAGCAATCATTATTTAACCTTACAAAAATATATGAGCAAATAGATTATAATGATGATCTAAGAAATTCAAATGTTATAACACAAGGTAGCTTCCAATGGGAGAACGGTATACAAGATAGTAAAGTGATGTTTGTACCAAATAAAGATGGTAGATTTTTAATTTCTTGGATTCCTCCGCTAAATCTCCAAAATCGTGTGATTATAAAGAATGGAGTTAAATACCCTGGTAACGAACATTGCGGTGCATTTGGTTGTGACAGTTACGATATATCAGGAACAGTTGATGAAAGTAGAGGTTCTAAAGGAGCTTTACACGGATTGACAAAGTTTTCAATGGAAGATGTTCCGCCTAGTCATTTCTTTTTAGAATATATAGCTAGACCACAAACAGCGGAGATATTTTTTGAAGATGTATTAATGGCTTTAGTATTTTATGGTATGCCAATACTAGCAGAGAATAACAAACCTAGATTGCTTTACTATTTAAAAAGAAGGGGATATAGAGGTTATTCAATGAACAGACCGGATAAGATATGGAATAAGTTATCACCAGCAGAAAAAGAAATTGGCGGTATACCTTCAGCTTCACAAGATATGTTACAAGCTCATGCAGCGGCTATTGAATCGTACATTGACAAATATGTAGGTTTATTAGAAGGTGGCTACGGGGATATGTATTTTCAAAAGACTTTGAATGACTGGTCTAGATTTAATATAAATAATAGAACTAAGCATGATGCTACTATTAGTTCTGGTTTAGCTATAATGGCTTGCAACAAAAACGCTTACACGCCTGTATTTCACGCTCCAAAAGAGACTGTGTCATTAGGTTTTAAAAAATATAATAACGAAGGTTTTAGTTCAAAAATAATATAATAGATGGTTTATACTAATAATAATAGTTCTTTTCCTAGTCAGGTAGTACCAGATTCAGAGAAACAAAGCTACGAGTACGGAGCTAAAGTAGGTAGAGCTATTGAAAACGAATGGTTTAGAGGTGATAGAGTTGGTGGTGCTGGAAACAGATGGGGATCCAACTGGCAAAACTTCCACAGATTAAGATTATATGCTAGAGGTGAGCAATCAGTTCAAAAGTATAAAGATGAATTATCAATCAATGGTGATTTATCTTATTTGAATCTTGACTGGAAACCTGTTCCTGTTATACCT